TGATTGGATGAATAACCGCTCCCGGTCGGTTCCTTTAAAGGATAGAATGAAAGGAACGCGCGAGGCTGTTTTTAATAAAGGGTCGAATGCTGAGGATGGATCCTCCGTTGGATCCGCCGTATCGAGCTACGCCAAGACCGTCAATAATTCGGTCGCAACGCAACGGGGCGGATCTCCGCGGAAGCAAAAAGGGATACCAGTTTAGATGGATCTAGCTCCTTTAATTCGTCAGTACGAGCAGATGAAACATGCTCGCTCAACTTTGGATCAGCATTGCCAAGAAATCGCCGAGCGGATCTTTCCGCGGATGGCCGAGTTCGGTTTTGACAGTAATCCACCCGGCGTTAAACGAACCAATGAAGTTTTCGATGCAACCCCGGCATTAGCGCTCGATCGCTTTGGTGCGGCAATGGAAAGTCTCCTAACCCCTCGATCTTCGAAGTGGCATACTTGCCGGGCGAATAATGAGGATCTCATGCGGATCCACAATGTGAGATTGTATTTTGATGAAATCACTGATCTCCTTTTTAAGATGCGTTATTCATCGACATCGAATTTCGCCAGCCAGAACTATGAGCAGTATCTTTCGCTTGGCGCTTTCGGAACTGGATCTGTTTTCGTCGCGCCGCACCCGGATCGGGAAGGCATTCGTTATCGAAATATTCCGCTCTCTGGTTTGTATATAGCTGAGGACGAAAATGGATTAATTGATACAGTCTTTCGAAGGTGGAGAGCAACCGCCCGGCAACTGGCGATGAAGTGGGGTACATCTGGAATTTCGAAAGATGCTCAGGCGGCTCTCGAGAAAGACCCGGAAAAAATAATTGATGCAGTTCATGTTGTGAAACCGAACAAGGATCGGGATCCAACATCGCCATTTGCGAAAGATAAGCCATTCATTTCGGTTTGGTTCGAGCCGGCTCAACGGCACGAGCTCGAAGTCGGTGGTTACGACGAACAGGCATATCTAGTATCGAGATATAATACCAGCCCGGCAGAAATTTTTGGTCGATCCCCGGCGATGACGATCTTGCCAGATATAAAAATGCTGAATGCGATGAGTAAGACGACGATCCGCGCCGCGGAGAAAGTTGTCGATCCGCCAATCATTATTGCCGACGATGGTGTCACCCTCCCGGTAAACCAGAAAGCCGGCGGTCATACATTTGCTAGGATCGAGGGCCGCGGATCTCAATCCCCGGTGATCCCAATGCAGACCGGCGGACGGATCGACATTGGTAACGATTTAATGGAACAGCGCCGCACGACTATTAATGATGCGTTTTTAATTACGTTATTTCAGATCCTCGTCGATACTCCGAATATGAGTGCGACCGAGGCTACCTTTCGAGCTCAAGAGAAAGGAGCTCTCCTTGCGCCAACAGCCGGTCGGCAACAGAGCGAATATCTCGGGCCGCTTATTCATCGAGAAATTAACATCCTCGCCCGGCAAGGGTTACTGCCAGAGATGCCGCCAGAGCTCGCAGAGGCCGAAGGGGAGGACGAAATCACCTATGTAAGCCCTTTAGCGAGGGCTCAGAGGGCAGAAGAGGGTGTTGGTATACTCCGCACCCTAGAAAGTATTCAACCGCTTGCGGCGGCCGATCCGGGAGTCTTCGATAATTTTGATACCGATGAGATCACCCGGACGTTAGCTGATATTAATGGAATGCCTAACCGAACTCTCGCTGATCCGGCAGTCATAGAACAGACCCGGCAAGAGAGGGCTCAACAGGCGCAAGCCCAACAAGCGATCGAAGGAATGCAAGGCGTGGCTGGAGCGGCGAAGGATGGAGCTTCAGCGCTCCAAAGTTTCGACGGGGCTATGGCTCCGCCGGAAGAAATGGGTGGTGATGTCGCTTAATGCAGTAAGGCGAAGGAAAGTAGTCGCGGCTTACAAAGTTTTTTTAAGATCCCCAGACGGGAAAACCGTTTTGAAGGATCTAATTAAATCGACCCGGCTATTTTCAGATACCGGGATTATGGATAATGACGAATTAAGGCAACTCGAGGGCGCTCGAAACGAAGTTCGGCGGATGATCCGCCTAGCTCATCTCTCAGATGATGAGCTCGACAATATGCTAGAGGAGCCCACGATAAATGAATGAAGTAATTGAAGTCGCGAGCGAAGGATTAGAAAGTTCCACGCCGGCTACAGATGTAGAGAAAACAGAACCCACAAATTTTTATGATAATTTTGAAGGAGACGATCGCGGTTATTTAGAAACTAAAGGATGGGATAGTCCCCAAAAGGTTCTCGAAGGATATAGAAATCTAGAGATTGCTTACGGCGATCCGAACAAAGTTGTATTGCCGGGTGAAAATTCAACACCCGAGCAAGTCGGTGAATTTTGGTCAAAGCTTGGGAAGCCGGATGATGCTGGTGATTACCAGCTAAACGCTCCCGAGAATTTTTCCGGTTACTCCGAGGAGCTCTCGGAGAGTTTTAGATCTAAAGCGCATGATTTAAACTTGCCGGCTGGAACGGCTAGAGATCTCCATGATTGGTTTGTTGAGCAACAGATTGAAGGTCAGCAACAGATTACTCAAATGCGGGATGAACAGCTTAAAGGCCAATCAGACGCCGCGAAAAAAGAGTTTGGCGATAAGTATGATGAGATGGTTCAACACGCCGGAAATGCGACAGCGTATTTTAACCGGCCGGGGTTCCAGCAATTGATCGAAGATAATGGTCTCCAAAACCATCCGGAATTTATAGCGGTATTTGGAAAGCTTGGTGAGATGCTCTCGGAGCCTAACACCGATGGAACCGGATTAGGAACTGGTGTTGGTGCGATCGATAAATCTCCCGAAGCGATGATCCGGGAGAAAAAAGAAGATCCGGAATTTATGAAAGCATACACCACCCGGGAACATCCGGCTCACGATAAAGCCGTGAAGGAAATGGATGCTCTTTACACAAATTTAGCACGGTCAATTACCGAGGATTAGGAATAAAAAATCGGGTAACGCTCGCTCTGGCGGGTGTCCGGTGACGGTCGGCGAAAGTGCCGAGGGGGTGGCAACCGATGTCATATGATAGGGTCCGGCAGTTCGCCGGGTAAGTCTATTCGAATTGTATTAACTTAAAAGCTGAAAGGATACTCAAATGAGTAACCAAGTTGAAACAGCCCGAAGTATTCAATTCGGGTCAAACATCGACATTCTTCTACAGCAGAAGGATAGTCGTTTTTCCTCGTGTGTTCGCGTGGAAAGTCTAACTGGTAAGAAGGGGTCATTCGACAGAATTTCCGCTACTTCAGCAGTTAAAAGAACAGTGAGACATGGAGATACACCATTGATTTCCACACCTCACGACAGGCGATGGGTTTTCGCAAACTATTATGAATGGAGCGATCTTGTGGATAATTCTGACACGGTTCAACTCGTGGCAGATCCGACGAGCAGTTATGTTCAAAATAGTGCGATGGCCTTAAACCGATCGATGGACGATGAAATTATCGCGGCGTTCTTCGGAACTGCGGTAACTGGTGAGGATGCTGGAGGCACAACTGCTTTTCCAGCGGCAAACCAAATTGCCCACAACTTCGGTACAGATAGTGATCTGACTGCGGTTAAACTGAAAAGAGCTCGAAAAATTCTTCGCGCTAATGAAGTGGACCCGGACGAGGAGCTCTATTGTGCAATTGGCTCTGATCAATTTGAAGCTTTGCTTACAGATGATCAGGTCATCAACCGAGATTATACGCTCGTAAATAAATTGGACGATGGTGAAATCGTTAAATTTATGGGCTTTAATTTCATCGGTTCCGAACGTCTTCTAACTGATGCCAGCGGTTATCGCCGTTGCCCAGTTTGGGCCAAGTCGGGAATGTTGATGGCGAAGCGTCAAAGCGTGATTTCGAAGGTGTCAGAACGCGCCGATAAATCTTACTCAACTCAAGTGTACGCCGCTATGGATATTGGCGCTGTTCGCTTAGAAGAGGGCAAGGTTGTCGAAATTAAATGTAATGAATCAGCATAGGAAGGAATAAGCAATGGCTGTTACTACTGAGAAAAGTGACCAGATCACTAACGCCGAGGCTTCCCCGAGAACTGGGATTCCCGCTTATGATTGGTCAGGAAAATTGCGTATTGCTCGGTTTGACTTTACGCAAGGTTCATCCGCGGGAGATGCCAATTCTACGGCAGAACTCGTGAGACTACCAACTGGCCGGGTACGAGTGTATCTGGCTCAAAGTCGTATCACGACATCAGCATTTGGATCATCTCGAACATTGGATCTAGGTCATATGGCCTACACCGATGAAGCAGGAGACACAGTAGCGGCGGACGAGGATAGTCTCGATGCCGCTCAGTCTGTATCCGGTGCGGCGAGTTATGTGCCAATTGGAACTGTCGGCGGAGAAGAAAGCTATCTTTTTAGCTCTCATTCCACCGAAGGTGTTACGATAATAGCTAAGTGCGAGGGTGGAACTATTCCCGCCGCCGCAACTATTAAGGGTTATTTCGTTTACGCCGTTGAATAGGGGTAATTGAAATAAAAGAAATTGGGGAGCTCTCGGGCTCCCCTTTTTTATGGAGTTTTAAATGGCGAGTAGTGTTGAAATTTGTAACAAGGCTTTACAGCTTTTGGGAACGTCAAAGCCGCTGACAAGTTTGGCCGATGATACCAAAGCCGGTCGAGCCTGTAACCGGGTCTATGATCCTATTCGTTTATTGATGTTACAGGGTCATCCGTGGAATTTTGCAATGAAGCGAGATGCGATCGCCGCCTTGGTGACAACGCCGGCGTGGGGATTTGCTTATTCCTATCAAGTCCCGTCCGATGCTTTATTTATAAAAGAAATCAATTCGACAGAAGAATGGAAAATAGAAGGCAACCAAATTAATACCGATGAAGTAGCGCCGCTCGGTGTCCTTTATATGCAAAATATTGAGGATCCTGATTTGATGACGCCGCTATTCCGGGAGGCTTTATCGGCGAGAGTTGCCGTAGATATTGCCTACGACCTAACAGGCAACGCAACATTATTAACTAATTTGAAAGCAATCTACGACGAACGACTATCCGGAGCTCGAACGAACGATGCTCAGGAAGGAACGCCAGATGCCGTTGAGCAAGGCACTTGGCTGGATAGCCGAATTTAATGCCAAGAGCCGCTGATAACCAAACGAATTTTACTGCTGGTGAAATCGCGCCCCGGTTGTTTGGCCGGGTGGATATCGGCAAGTATAAAAATGGATGCGAGCTTCTCGAGAATGGAACTGTCCTCACTCAAGGCGGGGTATATCGGCGATCGGGAAATCGATTTGTCTTGGAGGTTAAAGATAGTACAAAGCTGACCCGGGTAAAAGATTTCGAGTTCTCGACGGAGCAAGCTTACATCATTGAGATGGGCAATCTCTATTTTCGATTTTATAAAGATCGAGGCCGGATCAGTTCGGCCAAAGCAATCTCAGGCGCGGCAAACAATGGATCCGGGCTAATACGAATAACAGCAACCGCGCATGGTTTCCAAACCGGAAATACGGTTACCGTCGCAAGTGTCGCTGGCACGACCGAGGCGAATGGAACTTGGGTAATAACTGTTATCGGTGCAAATACATTTGATCTTGTAGGCAGTAGTTTTTCAAGTAGCTATTCATCCGGCGGAACGGCAACTGCGATCGTCGAAATTTCGACCCCGTATACAGAGGCCCAACTCGCAGATCTCAGATTTACTCAATCGGCAGACGTTCTTTATATCGTGCATAAATCGCATGAGCCGATGAAATTAATTCGAACATCACATACGGCGTGGTCTTTAGATGAGATCGCTTTTCAAGATGGTCCGTATTACGATGTAAATTTAGAAACAACAACGCTCGGTCTATCGGGAACATCTGGATCGGTGACTGTAACAGCGTCAGCTATTGCCGGGATAAATGCGGGTGTTGGATTTGCCAGTACAGATGTCGGAAGATTGATTCGCTGGAAAGATGCCGCCAATAATTGGACTTGGTTAAAGATTACGGCGTTTACAGATACGACCCATGTAACCGCAACGGTCTCAGGGCCAAATGCTTCGGCTACAACGGCAACAACAAATTGGATGCTCGGTTCGTGGAGTGATACCACCGGCTTCCCGTCATTAGTTACATTTCACGAAGAGCGTCTTTGTTTCTTTGGCACGACCGACCAACCCCAAACGGGTTGGCATTCGAGATCGGGTGATTATGAAAACATGGCTCCAACCGATGCTGATGGAACAGTGGCGGCGGATCATGCTTTAAATTATACGCTATCGACAGATCAGCAAAATGCGATCGTCTGGGTGAGCTCAGGTAGAAAATTAGCCCTCGGCACAAGTGGCGGCGAATTTACGATCGCGGCGAGCTCGAACGCGGACAGCTTGACGCCGAGCGATATACAGGTCTTTCGAGAGACAACGCACGGATCTTCTTTTTTAGATGCGGTTCGAACCGGACCGGCGGGTTTATTTGTCACCCGGCAACGGAAACAGGTCCGGGAATTTGTTTATAAGTTCGACGTTGACCAATTCGAAGCGCCGCAGATGACATTGTTGGCCGAGCATATCGCCCAGAAGAAGATTAAAGAGGTCGCTCATATGAAGGAGCCGAACTCTATTTATTGGTGCGTTCTCGATGACGGTCAATTAGTAGCGATGACATATGAGAGAGCTCAGGAAGTTGTCGGCTGGCATAGGCATCCGATCGGCGGATCGTTTCAAGATGATGCATTCGGCCATTGTGAAAGTTTGGCGATCATACCCGGGGATGAACAGGATGAGCTCTGGACCGTGGTCAAGAGAACGATCAACGGTGCAACGAAACGATATATTGAATTTATGGAGGATGAGTTCCGTCCCGAAGATGTGAACGATAAAGATTTTGCTTTTTTCGTCGATAGCGGTTTAACATTAGATAATAAATTAATAATTACAGCGGCAACGAAAGCAACGCCGTGTGTCGTAACAAGTGCATCTCATGGACTGTCGAATGGAGATAATATTCGGATAACTGATGTTGTTGGGATGACGCAACTTAATAAGCAATCTTATAAAGTTGCCGGGGTTACGACTAATACGTTTCAGCTTACCGATATTGATAGCGGCTCGAATGTTAATTCGACTTCATTCGGAACGTATATTAGTGGAGGGTTTGCGAGAGAGCTCGTAACAGCGATTTCCGGGTTGAGCCATTTGGAGGGGGAGACGGTTCAAGTTT